ATATTGATTTCACCAAGGAAATCGGCCTGTTCCTGAATACGATCTTCCAGCTTCTGTTCAATCGTGGGTTCGACATTGAACTTGACGGTGGCGTCATCAATGCCGTTCAGCTGCGCAATATGGGCTGCATAGGCATTGAACTGGGTACGGGTGGTGTTTTTCATCAGATTTCCGATCTATTGGCAGAAGAAAGAGGCCGACCGCAGATCAGCAGTCGGTCATGTTTTCGGACGCGGATCCGGTGCTTTTCTGGCGTTCCGGGGTGGCGGGTTCTTTCGACAGCTTTGCCGTCAGATCGGCAACGGTCTGGGTCAGTTTGGTAACTTCCGCCTGAAGCGTGGTGACCGTATCGGTCCCGGCCTTGTCGCTCATATCGCTGCGCAGTGCGGTGACTTCTTCGGCAATCGCAAGCGTCGACTGTTCAACCTGACTGAACTTGGCATCATCCGTCTTGGCCTTGCCAGACAGCATGCTGGTCACTTTATTGAACAGATCGAAGGGTTTCGATTTTTGGTCATCATCGGCCTCGATTGCTTCACCTTCGACCAAAGCACCGCGCAGATTATCGGGCAGATTGCCCTTGTTTTCGGTAGTGAATTTGATGATTTCCGTACCAAGGCTTGCCGGGGTGTCGGTAATCGCCAAGCCCTGCATATATGCTTCGCCAGTTGCGGCAAAGTTCGGGTTCAGTTCGATTGACCAGTAAACTTTCTGACGTTCCTTGGACAATTTGACCAGATCGTCAGTGGCATCAATCTGCGCCATCAAAACACGATTTCCGTCCTTGTCGGTATCGGCTTTCAGCGCCAGCACATCGCCATACGCCTTGAAATCGCCGTCCGGGCGCAGGCTCAACAAATGTTCGCAGTTAACGCGGGCACCGTACTTGGCCGGATCATAATTGGCGGCCATCTGGTTAATCTGTTCAGGGGTGATTTCGCGGCCATCAATGGTCTTGCCGGAAGTCGCCACGCGGAAAAATTTCGTTTTCATCGCTTCTGCTTCTGTTGGGTCAGGGGATCGGCGCTATTTCCGCCAATGCTGCTGACAAGCGCGTGAAAACATCAAACCCCGCATGGTTGTTTGGGGTTTAAGCAACCACCACGCAAATGCCGAAGCACGCCGCCTCTGTAACCTGCAGGCATGAACGAGACAGACGCCAGCAAGCGCCTAGAGGCGCGCAACCTTTATCATCAGGCCTATACCGTTGCCGATATTTCCAAGCGGCTTGACGTGCCTTATGGCACCGTCGACGCATGGAAGCGGCGCGACAAATGGGATGACACCCCGCTTGTCGTGAAGATGGAAAGCTCTATTGATGTGCGGCTTTTGCGTCTGATCGCCAAGGAAGACAAATCCGAAACCGACCTGCGAGAAATGGATCAGCTCGGCATTCTTCTGGAACGCGCCGCCCGGATCCAGAAATATGACAAAACCGGTAAGGAGGCCGACCTCAACCCCAAGATCGAAAACCGTAACGAGGCCAAAAAGCAAAAGGCCAAGGGCAAGCAAAAGAACTTTCTGACCGAAGATCAGGTTCAGATGCTGGTCGATGCCTTCGAACAGGGTCTTTACGGTTATCAGATCAATTGGGGCGCAGCCAAAAAATACCGCGAACGCAATATCCTGAAATCCCGCCAGATCGGTGCGACGTGGTATTTCGCCCGCGAGGCCCTGATTGACGCCATCACCACGGGCGATAATCAGATTTTCCTGTCTGCCTCAAAGGCGCAGGCGCACGTTTTCAAGCTGTATATTCTTGAATTCGTCCGCGAAGTCACGGGCGTTGAACTCAAAGGCGACCCGATCACGCTATGGAACGGCGCAACGCTTTACTTCCTTGGTACCAACAGCAAAACGGCCCAGTCCTATCACGGGCATGTGTACCTTGATGAATATGCGTGGATCAGCAAGTTCCTTGAATTCCGCAAGGTCGCGTCGGCCATGGCGACGCACAAGAAATGGCGCAAAACCTATTTCTCGACCCCGTCGACTATCAACCATGATGCGCACGCATTTTGGTCCGGGGAATCCTATAACAAGGGCCGGGCCAAAGCCGACCGCGCCGACTTCGATGTTTCGCATGATGCCCTGAAAAACGGGTCTGTTGGGCCGGATGGACAGTGGCGGCAGATCGTCACGATCATGGATGCCGAGGAATCCGGATGCGACCTGTTCGATATCGAGCAGCTGAAGCGCGAATACAACGATCAGGATTTTACAAACCTGTTCATGTGCGGCTGGGTCGATGATACCGCCAGTTACTTCCTGTTCGATGAATTGCGCAAATGCATGTGCGATGCTTGGGAAGAATGGGAAGGCGACTTTGCGCCCTTTGCCGACCGTCCGCTTGGCAACCTGCCGGTCTGGATCGGTTATGATCCGTCCGAAAGCGGCGATCATGCATCCATCACCGTCATCGCCCCGCCACAGACCAGCAACGGCAAATATCGCGTGGTCGAAAAGATCAATGCCACCGGGTCGGATTGGGCGGCACAGGCCGAAGTCATCCGACGACTGACATTGCGCTACAATGTTCAGCATATCGGCATTGACGCCACCCAGATCGGCAGTGGTGTTTTCCAGCTTGTGCAGGCGTTCTTCCCGGCTGCCGTTGCCATCAAATATTCGGCAGAAGTGAAAACCCGGCTTGTTCTGAAGGCAAAGCACCTGATCAGCAAGGGTATGCTGCAGTTTGACTATGGCTGGATTGATGTCTGCATGGCCTTTATGTCGATCCGCAAAACAAGCACCGCATCAGGCGGCCAGATGACCTTTGCCGCATCCCGATCCAAAGAAACCGGCCATGCCGATGTGGCCTGGTCGATCATGCATGCGATTGATCGCATCGACTTCCTAGACTTTAACGAAACAGGCGTTGCCGTTGGCGCAGACAGCCAGCGCAAATCCATTCTGGAGATTTTCTGATATGGCGCAGTCAAAAAAGCGCATCACGAAACCGGCACCCAAGGCAGAGGCATTCACATTTGGCGACCCGGAACCGGTGCTTGATAAGCGCAATGTCGCCAGCTACTTCCATTCCGCCTATAACGGATCCTTCTATGAACCGCCGATCAGCTTTGACGGACTGGCGAAGTCTCTGCCCTCCAATCCGCACCATGAAAGCGCCATCCGCTTCAAGGTCAATCAGCTGGCAACGCATTTCATCCCGTCCAGGTTTTTGACCCGGCAGGAATTCACCCGCCTTACAACCGATTTCCTTGTTTTCGGTAATCTGTTTGCCGAACAGCGCCGGTCGCGTCTGGGCAATCTGATCGGATTGACGACGGCCCTTGCCCGTTGGACACGGGTAAAAAAGGATAACCGGTTCAGCATGCTGATTGATGGCAGGGAACATGAATTTGAAGAAGGCGCGATAGCCCATCTTCAGGAACCGGACATCAATCAGGAAATCTATGGTTTGCCGACCTATACGGCTGCTTTGCAGTCCGCTTGGCTGAACGAGGCCGCAACCCTGTTTCGCCGCAAATACTATCAGAACAGCAGTCATGCCGGGTTCATCCTGTATGTGAATGATGCCGCCGCCAATTCCGAAGACGTCGATGCCATGCGCGAGGCGCTTAAAAACGCCAAGGGACCGGGCAATTTCCGCAACCTGTTTTACTATGCACCCAACGGCAAAAAAGAAGGCATTCAGGTCATTCCGCTGTCCGAAGTCGCCGCCAAGGATGAATTTTCATCCATGAAAAACGTCACCCGCGATGATATCCTTGCCGCGCACCGCGTTCCGCCGCAACTGCTTGGCATCGTGCCGGTCAATGCCGGTGGTTTCGGCAGTATTCAGGACGCCGCCGAAGTCTTCCACAATAACGAAATCCGGCCAATCATGGCGGCCCTTGAGGGGCTGAATGACATGGTGGGTGAAAAAGTCATCACGTTTGCCGACTATCAGGGCAAAATCAGGGAGGCGGGCTAGACCTCGGCCTTGCCAGCCAGCCATTCAAATTTTCATATGTGACCAGTTCAACCGACGAAGGGGTTGCGCCGCAAATGCTGCAGCGCAGCCTTTTTTGTATTTCGCGGGGGGAATTCTCGCCCAGATGCCGCTTGCAGATATCCCGCCAAAGCATCACGGCATTTCGCCGTCCGCAAGCGCAGCGACAACCTAATGCCGCATATTCCTTCTGTGACCAGATTCGAAAAATGGGTAAGTCGAAATGATCCTGCATTGGGCCATCCTTTGGCCCTGTCCCGAGTGAAACGTTTATTTTAGAGGTGAAATCAGTGTCAACAAAAAAAATAATTTAAAATAATCAAATTACATTCTGCGTTTTTGATAGTGAGTAAAATCAATAGCATG